AACCAGCAACCTTCTTCAGTTTCAGTTTGAAGTTAGCACCTTGCCAGAAGTCGAAGGGGTTGATAGGCTCTTCATCTTCGAACTCAGGTTGCATCGCATCCATGATCTTATCAAAGATCTTCTTACCGAACTTGTAGAGGAACACTTGACCCTCGTTCTGAGGATTAGCGGGATCCTTTACAACATAGATGTTTGCATAGTATGAGAGTTTACGTTTCTGTTTACGGACAGTCTCTTTATCTGATTCATTACCACTATTCCACAAATCACGATTGAGTTCACTCACAGGGTCTTTACCACCGGTTGTGGTGAGTGAATTCTCAATGTACCATCCACCATTGCCTTGGAAGGCGTGTGAGAAAAGTTTTACCCATGGAAGATCTTCTCCATCAGGTGCAGGAAGGAAACGAATAACGGCATAACCATTACCGCTCTTATCCATTACAGGTTTCCAGATGCGTTCATCAGCTCCACTTTGACCACCTGTATTTTGCTTCTCTACCTCTTTAACCAGTTTGGCTGTAAGGGATCCAAGAGAAGAACTCTTTTTTAAGTCAGAGAATGACATTTGTACCTCGTATGTTTGTATTGGTTTGTGTCCTTTAGCTTAGGGATCAGGCAGCCCACGTATTAGTTTTCTTTGAGACTCTCTTTCATATTACTCACAACATCACCCATTTTACTCAGAACGTAGTTTAAATTAACATTCTCAGGAAAACCAAGTTCATGTGCCGCTTTCATAATCTGATCTCTCATTCCTTTAGCTTCTGGATCTTCAGAAAGATTCATTCTTGTAAACATGATCTGTTGTCGATTTAATAAGTCTTCCAACATCTCAATGTGGTGGATCTTATCTTCGTTATTCATCGATGCAAAGGAGTACATCTTAGAATAAATTTTTTCCTGAAGTTCAGTAATCTCTTCAACTTCTTTTTGAACTATTCTCGAATCAAAGAAACTCATTTAAGTACAATCTCCTTCAAGATCTTTTTATATTTAAATATATCAATATGTAGGAAGGGTGAATACTTCCTTAATTTTGAAGAGATGCTGTCCCATACAGGGTCTTTCAATTTCTTGTCGAACTCCTTTGTGTATCCCAGTATTCTATCATAGACAACCATTGTTTCGATGGCCAGATCTCCATTGAGATATTTCTTTACAATGGTCGGGTGACCCTTGGAACAATCAAACACATCATCAACCTTCTGTCCATCAAAGAGGTCTTCAGTCTGTTGTCTGAACAGATAAGTCATTGATTGGATTCGTTTTTTCCAATCCATATAATGATCTTCACCACTTCTCATGATCTCACCAATCCATAGAGAACCAGGGTCTGTGACTGAGATGAAGTTAGATACAAAAAACTGAACCACTTCCTCATCATCCTTCTGACGACTCAACTTCTCGAAGAAGTACCGATCACGTCTCTTATGAAAAGATTGAAGAGAAGCACGACTCTTTCCACAATACTTATGATAGTCATACTTCTCTTTAGAAAAGTGATTCTTCAGTCCCAAATAGGACTGATATGTTTCAAAAGGCGTCACTTTGGGGATCATAAAGGAAGTTTACCATAACTTGTTCGTTTCAGGAAGTTGAGTTCCGTTGCCTCAGCACGAATTCTTTCTTTCAAAGGTTTGGAGATGAGTTTTGGAATAGATTCAATCTCAACATTATTCTTCTCACAGAAGAACACTATTGCATCAATGTATTTCATATCTCTATTGTCTTTTACAATAGATTCAATCTCTTCAACAAACTTCTGAGAACAATAGAATTTACTATTGATGAGTTCATCTAGATTTTCTTTGTCGGACTTAGGCATATTTTTGAAGTTTAAATTCGACAAGTTTTCTGATGTACTCAAAAAGTAATTTAATATACTTTGATTTATCATAATCTAGCACCCAATTTATTCAAGTGGTAATCACAATACTCTTTGATATACACATATAACATATCAATATACTTCTTCTTATCATACTCTTCATACACTTCAATTTCTCCATTTTCACAAGTCATAATGATTACGAACTTCTTGACCATTATACCCTTCATCTCATACAACATACAAGCGTATGCTGCACACTGAACAAAGTAATCTTCAATCCATTCTCTTTTTTTAGGTTGAGCTGCTGTCTTGAAGTCAATGACTGCTAACTCAGTTTCACCATTTTCTCCAGTATGTTCTGCGATACAGTCAACAGAACCAGCGATACCCAGTTCAGTACTATACAATGCAGTCTCTTGACATAGAATGTTATCAATCTTATTCAATTCAGGTTTGGCCTGTTTGAATAGGTACTGAGATAAAGGAAGAACATCAGAGAATGTACCTGAGTTGTTCAGATACTCTTCAATCAAAGTGTGAGCATCAGTACCACGATGAGTAGCCTTACGAGTAATGTTGTTGGCTTCTTGTTCACCAACTTTTTTTCTCCAGGCCTTAAACTTGTTTCTATTCCTCCAACCAATCACTGATGTGATAGATGGCATTCTTACAAGTTCTTCAGTTCCAAATACTTTGTAATAACGAACCCCGTCAATAGTCTCTCGTTCAATAGGAACAAAAGGAACATCCTGATGATTAAACATTACATACCCATCTCAAGTTTAGCAATAATATATTCTTTAACCAGACCAGAACGACAGATATCTTCTGCGGTAAATTCAACAGTGTCGAAGGAAGGCATTGACCTAATGATCTTCATAAAGTCCATGATGCCATTCTTCTCATTCTGTTTCGTGAGATCAGACTGAGTGGCGTCACCACAGAACATAATTTTAGATCCTTCACCAACTCTTGTAATTATACTATCAAGTTCATGAAAATTCAAGTTTTGAAACTCATCAACAATAATAATACAATTATCGAGAGTTGTTCCACGAATAAAGGATGTACTCCAAAACCCGATAGTACCTTGTGTCTTAAGATTTCCATAGAGCATCTCGAAGTCAGCGTCTGTAGGCATTTCGAACATGTATTTTACCATGTTCTTATAGGGAATCTGAAAGAGTGCTGATTTATCTTCGTGATCTCCAGGAAGGAAACCAATCTCTCTCGTAGCCACAAGAGACCTGACAATGTAGATCTTCTCGTATGGTGTCCTGGGGTCTAAAACATCCAGAAGAGCGTTGTAGAGGGTAATAAAGGTCTTACCTGTACCTGCTACTCCATAAGCAACTAAGTTTTGATCTGACTTATATTGTTTAAAGAATGTTTCTTGATTCTCAGTCAGAGGTTCGATCTTTTTGACGAAATCAAGGTTAATTGGTTTCTTTCTTTTCATGGCACGATTACTCGTTCCAAATGGTGTAGGAGTACTACCAATACCGGCTTTGCTTTTTCTTGGCATATAAGGTCAATCGTAATGTTTTAGGGTGCTACCTGGTTGTTTCTTTGCATTTCCAATTACGTCTTTCCAACCTGGGTGTTTTGTGTAAATCCTACTCAAAGGATCTCCTAGTTCGAGTCCTAGTTTAGGAGCATTCTCTGGAGTATAGTATCTTTCCCAGTCAGGATTATCTTGACGCCACTGGTCCCAATCATGAATACTCATGACAATTTCTTTTTCTTCACCAGTTTGTTTGTTCTTTACTGGATACGTCGCCAAAACTTCACCTCCATTATGTTTGTGTGTATATTTATTACCAGTCTAAAGCCTCAGAAATGACTGGAAATTGTTCCTTAAAAATACTCTTACAAGAATTAGCAAGGTCCATGTGTTCTTTCTGAGTACCATGTGCAGACCTCAATTCTATGTAATGCAGCCAGGATCGAATTGATCCCGTCATGTACATTTTTGTTGGTACGGCCAATGGGAGTACAAAGCGAGCACATTCCTTTGCCACACCAGCATCCAACATCTGATTATAGAGACTAGATGCAGAACTGAATAGAGTAATCATCTGACGATTAATTTTATCAACCACCTCAGGATCAAGATCATCAATACTATTCTGACGGTTCTTATCATCCTGACGACGAAGTTCAGGAAGTTCAATCTCAGAACTCAAGAGATTGGTACTCGCATACCGTTGAGAGAACTCCTGAAAAGTAAAACTCCTATGACGCAAGACTTGAGCAGCCAGTCCTCTGGTAGTTTCAATCTCCAAAGACATAAATGCCTGTTCAAAGATAGACCAGTGTTGATGTTTGATACAATATTTCAAGAGTCCTGCAAACTTCTCACTGTCCTGATTGTTTGGATTAGAAACACGAGCACAATATGCAATATGTTTCTCT